CTAATCAGCCTCCGGCAACGGATACCTGGCCTTGATCTCCTCGACCTTGGCCACCCAGGCGCTGTAGTCCGGCTCGGTACCGGCCTTGATCGCATCGAACTCGGCCTCGGTCTTGAGCGGATCACTTTCCAAGCGGTAGGCATCCGCCCGTGCCGCGACCGCGGCATCGTATTCAGCTTGGCGGCGATCTTCGGCCTGCTGCTCGGGGGTCACCAATTTGCTCCAGTCGATACTCATTTCGGCAGCTCCACGGGTCCGTCGACTTCCACTAGGATAGGTTCGACCTCGGCGCAGTACGCAGTCGAGATATCCGCAGTCACCTGATGGATGTAGCGCACGAAAAGGAAGTCACCTCGAACTTCCACCTCCTGTAGAGGGGTTACGCTTATGTACGCATCGGGAGGCAGGTACCCACCCGCTGCGAGCGGGGAGAAATCGTACTCTTCGCCGTCGATGGTCAACCGCAGGCCGGACACAGACACCGAACTCACCCGCTCCTGGCCGGGCACCCCGACTTGCAGGTCAGGCTTCAGCATGAATTTCATCAGCGCCACCTCCCCGAAGCAATCACAGAGCATTCGATGAAGTTCCCCGCAGCCCAGCTACCCGACACGTAGGTCGGGCGCATGACTCGGACGTTGCACGAGCTGACCGTAATAGCAGCGACGAGAACCGGCCCGAGCTGCTGGAACTGCAACGGGTTGATATCCGCCTGCTGGCCTTGGATCAAGGTGGCGGTAACATTCGGCGGCGAGAAAAAAGACATGGGGAACGTGTACTGACGGGTCAGGATGTCAACCGCGCTGAAGTCTAGACGAAGCCTCGCGTAGACGATTTGAGTACCGTCGGCAAAACGCAGGCTGGTGCCAACGTTGGTAGCCGTGGTCCCGTTCTGTTGCATAATCGCGCCGTTCGGAGCATTCGACCCATCGACAGATACCGTACCTACGAGTTGGTTATCCGAAAGCATCCGCACCCAAGGCTGCCACGTTCCAACCGCCTTGCGACGGAAGTACATGAAATCGAGAGTACGCGGGATAAGCATCTGCACAGCGGTGCTTACGTCGTACGGGTGGTGATAGAGCATCGAGCCGATAGGGTTAAAAGACTCCAGGCCGGGCGGCAAGTTCGACCACGGCGGTGCTCCGATACCGTAGAAGCCGCATTCGTCCGGCGCGGTATTCGGGTCGCTTACTGCGCGACCGGACGACAAGCTTTTGGGCATGCCGCCGATGTAGCTCAGGGCGTTCGCCTGAGTGGATGCCGCGAGCATCGCGCGGCCGATGCTTGTCAGCGGGGTCTGCGACCAGCTATTCGGCCCTGTCTGGTATGGAAGCTGGTCAACGCCACCGAGCAGCAAGCTGAAGTTCTGCAGCCGGGGATCGAACAGGTTCGAGCGCGCGCCGGCAGCGGTTGCAGCGCCAGTGCCGCCCAGGGCAAGCGGCACCGTGTCGCCGTCGGCGAACTCGCGGAGACTGCCGTAGCCGTTTCCGTCGGCCTGGAGTTTCGTCGGGCGTACATCAGCCATTGAAAAGCACCTGCAGGTTGAGAATTGAGCCGCCGGCGGTGTAAGCCGGCAGTTGGCCGTCAGGGTTCATCGTGAGCCGAAGCATGGAGCCGTCGGCGAGATAGCCCGGCACAGCCGCGGGGATGCGGACGTTCATCGGGTATGCCACCACGACGCCCGCGCCGTTGGTGACGAACTGGTCGTAGCCGGTGCTGCGCCGGACGAAGTAGATCGCGTTCGGCTCCAGCGCGGCAGGCAGTTGCGCGACGACCTTGTGGGTCTGGAGGACGGCCATTTACCAGGCCGTCCCATTCCACTCGGCCGGGATCGGCTGCCCGCCGAATCGAACCAGGCCGCCGTCTTCGCTGAACTTGTCGAGCGTCGACTTGTTCGCGTGCGTGTGCGCCTGGGAAACGGCAGTGTCGATCTGCGCCGGCGTCGAGGTCGGCCGCCCGTTGATCGCGTCCCAGTTGAGCTCGACGTCCATCGACTCATACTCGGCCACCTTCAGCCACGCGCTGGTCGCCGGGTTCCATGCGTACAGCGCAGCGCCGGATTCGACTGTCGGGTCGGCGGAAGCGTCTTGAACCAGAACGAATATCGCCGACTCCGGCTCCAGGGCGTCGCGGGCGGCGATATCCGCAACGAACAGGATCGGCGCGCCGGTGCCGGGCAAGCTGGCCAACGCCTCGTTGATCAGCGCGTTGATCATCGCGCTGTTGCCGATCGAGCGCGCGACTCCCGCGCTGTTCGTCAGGTAGGACTCCGAGTAGCTGCCGTTCTCGACGAAGTAGAACGAATCGGGTTCCAGCGTACCCGGCAGGGTTGCCACTTTGAAAAATCGAATCTGGGCCATTTCATCACCAATCAGTCGCGCCCCATTGGGCACCGTCTACGCCATCCCTCCCGGGAGGCCCTTGGTCACCAGCAACAACCACAAGCACATCGGCCGGCGGCGTCACGGTGACCGCGTATTCCTGCATCTCGCTGAGCACAAGCGGCTCGCAATCAACCTCGATCGCCAGCGCCCAGGGCTCGGCGGCGTCATCCATCGCACCCTCCCCCACGGCTCACAGTGATCGGTCCGCTGTAGTAGCGGTGGACCGTGCCATCTGGGTATGTCACGTCCACGTCGTAGACCGCCGACGACCATGCCAACGCCGCGGTGGCGGAGGCCGATATCTCCCGCGAGATCGTTCCGGCGCCAGCGATCTCAAGGCCGGAGCCGAGCGCCAGCGTCATCAGCACAGTCCCGCCTGGCGCGTCGCGGATCTGCATCCGTACCTCGGCGCCAGCCAGGTCGACGGGTGGCTGGTAGATCAACTGCCCGCCCACAGGCGCCAGCCCAACGGCTGAAAGCAGGTTGATCTCGACGGTGTTGTCGTCGATGGACGCGACCCGGTGAGGCAATTGCCGAAACCGGGCGCGGATCAGATCGGGCATACCCTGGACACCATCGATCCAGGCCAGCCACGTGCCGGGCAATCCGTGCCCAGGGATGGTCAGCCGGACGGGGGCAGTCGGCGCGATCTGGGTGATCGGCCGGTAGACAAGGCTCGGTTGCATGATCCGCATCGTGTCGCGGAACGTCGCCCCGCGCTCCACGCGCAGGGGTACACAGGCCGGCGTCATGCGGCTTCTCCTTGAAGTAGTGAGAGGGGCTAAACCCAACTGGTCAGGTACTTGATGCACTCCGGGCCGCGAGAGAGCTCTCCGGTGATCGGGTTGCAACTGGCTCGTACCCAACGGTCTGCCGGCTCCCAGAAAAAGCCGCGCCGGTACTCATGCGCTGGCTTACTCTTGGTCATGGTGTCGGTAACCGTTCCAGAGGTCACGCCGCCAAGGTGCACGGCCGGCCCCTGGCGAACGCTGACGGTCGTTGTGGTCTGCCCCTCGGGATAGTCGAACGGATCGCGGATGTGGCAGATGGCTGCGCTGTTGTTGCTCAACGCGGCGAGCCACACCTGATGCTGGTCCTGGTTGGCCAGCATGTTCTCGCCGTTCACCAGCCACTGGTAGGTCACAACGGTGTTGACGATATGCATACCTGGGGGGAATGTCGTCGTCGGCGGGGTAACCACTGGCCCACCCGTATGGTCTGGGTCGGTATAGGTCGTGACGTCATCCGGCTCCCCCGTACACTTCACCGTGCGCGTGATCTGTAGTCCTGTCCCTGGGATGTAGATCGCCTCGAACTGCTCGGTCAGTACAGCGCTGTCGACAACTGATCCGGAGCCGCTCAACAGCGCAACCTCGCTGCTTCGCTCCGTCGCTGTTCGCGTCGTCACGCCGGGCTCGTTGCGGTACTCCTTAACTGCGTAGTGCCGGCGGTTGTAGCGTGCAGTGTGGATGTTTCCCTGAGCGTCATACCAGGCGGTCAGCAACCCGGAGGTCTGGTTCCACTCCTCTCGATAGAGCGTAGTTTCGATGGGATCGCCCGGCTGACTGCTCTCGTCGGTCACATGATGAACCGGATTACCGAGCGCGGCCTGGCGGTTCTCGATCACGTCTATTGTGACCGTCTGACTGTGATCCGCCTCTGGATCTCGGATATCCGGGGCAATGGTCACCTCGACGAGACCATACAACCCCTGAGGGGCTCCAGACGGGGACGAACCGCTGACCACCGACGTTCCGGGCGGAGGGTCAATCTGCCGCATCCCTTCACCCTGTGTCACCACCACCCCCAGCAGCAACCGATTTCGGTAGACCCCCAGCAGCTTCAGGTAGTCCAGCTTGACGTTGTCACCAAAAAACCAGTAATCGAAGTTGCTCCCGAGCAAATCTTTTACCGCACACTCCGGCTGTCCTGCGCCCTGCCCAACATCCTCAAGCGTTATCTTCTTCCGAAGGGTGTGAATCGTTCCGCCCTTTGTCCAAAAATCGAGGTAGTAGCTGCCCTGCTCCACATTGAGGTAGATATCCACATACAGCGGGCGCCGCGGCTCCTCGTCGCTAGACCACCAGAGGGGGAGCCCCCTGAATGGGGCGTCGCCTGTATAGGACTGCCCTTCGGCCGAGGTCGTCGCGCCGCCGTAGTACAACTGATAGTCGTAGTTGCCTCCGCCTCGGAGGATCGTTCGCCCCCACCACTTCCCGCCCTGCTCCTCGACCTGCTGGTCGTCCTGGTCCGGTAGGCCCATGTCGAACAGATGCGTGTGATTCATCGGCCAGTTGCCGTAGTACGCGATCGCTGGGCGCGTCGCCCCGTTCGGCAGGGTGACGTAGCCGGCCAGATCATTGTTCGGCTGGCGGATCTTTCCGTGCCACGGCCAGCCCATGCGAACGACCTCGCCGTCCCAGGGCATCAGTTGATTCATGCCTTGAACTCCATGCGGCCAATATTCGAGCCGCCATCCTGCATCTCGAAGCTGGTGACGCGCTTGAACACAACGACGACCAGGCCATCGGTGCTCACGATCTCCTCGTCGGCCACCGTGCGCTTCGACTTGTCGGTCTCGGCCAGCGGCCAGGACACACCGCCCCCGCCGATCTGCTTGCCGGCGGGGTTGTAGTCGGCCCTGCCGCGCGCAGCATCCAGGGCGCCGCGCGGGTCGATCTTGCGCAGTGCACGTGCCTGACGCTCCGGCTCGATCAGCCGGTTGAGTGCCGCGGTCAAGCCCTGGTCGCCACGCCGCTCCGCTTCAACCCGTTGGCCGCCGGCGCGGCGGATCGCTTCGTTCCTCGCGCCGAGGCCGCGGCGCTCGTCTGATAGAGCCATGCGCTATCTCCTACGCGTTCGGCACATCGCTGAACACCAGCATCGAAAGGGTGAGCTCGTCAGCATCGAAATAGACGCGCGCCCACACCTCGCCGTTGAGGTCATTTGCATTGATCACGAATCCATACGACTCCTGAACCGCCCACTGCCTCGAGGTGCCCACGATCGACATACCTCCGGGCAATTCACCCGATGTAACCCTGATTTGCAGTTGTTGCCCGCTCGGAGCCGCGGTTCTGAGATTCAGGTCGAACTGTCGGGATGTGCTGGGATCGATTCCAATTGCTGCAGTGCCGAGCTCGGGAATTGCGAACAGACGGGCCTCAACAAATGAGTGTTGAGGCTCGAGAAGGAACTGGCCGTCGGTATTGACATGCAGCACCTCGCTCGGAGCGCTGCCACCGCCACTACCCAGCTTCACCCAATCGGCACCGCTCGCGGTGCCCTTCGCCATGTATAGCGCGCCGTTGTTCGTGTTCACGTAGTGAGCACCGATGCTTGGTGGCGGATCGAGCGGCTCCCCGGCGCCGGATAGGACGTGCGTAACAGTTGCCATCAAATGTTCTCCATGATCAGGTTGTTGCCGGCGTCGTCGACCAGCGTTGCGCCGGTTTCGTCGACGAGCATGCCGCCAGACGCCCCGGACTCCAGAGCCTGGATGCGCGCCTGGAGCATCATGAGGTCGCCAGCGGTGACTGCGGCGTAGATCACCGTTCCCACCGGCCAGTTGCCGTCAGTTGTTCCTTCCTGTCGGCGCTCAATCGTCAGCACACCGCCTGCGCGGGCGGTTGCCTTCACGATTTCATGCTGCGCGCCAGCGTCATCCGCCAGCGTCAACAGCACCCAGCTACCGCCGGAGAGAGGCAGCAACGCGGCGGCGGCATCCGGCACCGTCAGGCTCAACGCGCCAGGCGACAGCCCTACGCTCAGCGTCGTCTTCCAGTTGTTGATCCATGCTCTCGCCATCGCTACATCTCCAGTACATCATCAGGTACAGCTACCCGGTAAGTGGCTGCGATCTCCGGCGCATGTTCGTCCCGGTAGGTCTCCGGAATATCGTTTGCAGTCAACGAGAAGCGCCGCGGGAACAGTTCGGCGCCGGGATCGCGATTGCTCCAGTTGCCCGAGAAACCATCCGCCTCATCGTCATACGCGGGGCTTCCGTTGCGGCCCCCAAGCTGCGTCGAGAGCTGCCCGCCGCCCGACGGTGGGCTGACGGGATCGGAGGAGCCAGTCGGCGGAACAAGTGGGTCTGCTGCGCCCCCGCCGCCTCGCATGACCGCAATGGATAGCGTGGTCAGCGCGCTGCCAGAGGCGAGATCGAATCGGTCAACGATGCGTCGGCACTTTCCAACTGCCTGCGCACCTTGGTCGGCGAGGCGGAGCGTGTGCACTAGATCGATCGGCAGGATCATGCTGGTGGGTACATCCCAGATCACGGTCGTACCACGGTGCGCCGCAACGAGCATCGTTGCTCCCTGGGCCAACAGGCAGTTCAACGCAGCCAGGCGCCGGCTCTCGTCCTTCTCATCGCTGTGTCCTGTGCTGCCGCCGGTGATCGGATCGCTTTCCCAGCGCGAAGCCTTGTCCGACTCGATCTCGAACGAGGCGCGCTGCCGACCGACAATCGGGCCAGTCGCCGCGACGCTCGGCTGAACCTCCATGACCAACCGATAGCGCTCGGTGACGGCTTGCGTCCAGCGCCTCCCAGCGATCCAGTTTCCGCCCAACAGCAGGTCGGTGAAACTATTGACCCAGGCCGCTGGCGGATTGCAGTAGACCCCGGTTGGCGGCAGTGGATACCAGGTGGCATAGAACAACGTCTGACCACTGCTTTCGGTCGCCGAGGTGATCATCTCGACATCCGGTAACTCGGTGTCATCGCCGCGCCAGTTGCAAAACCCTGCATCGCCGACCGCGTTCCCCGTGCCGGGGTGCTGCCAACCATACGAGGCGTTGAGCTGCCAGAGCCGGCTGAAACGGTAGTCGAACTCGATCTCGATCCTGTTCGTCTGCGAGCTCAGGTCACCGAGGCTGACCTCAACCGAGTTGTAGACGGTGGACCCGGCGCCGAACTCGAACGCCGGAGGCTGCGAGAACAGACTGGACACACGCAGTTCGCCGGTAGGCGCGCAATCCAGGGCCGAGGCCACGGTCGTCAACCGCTCTTGCGCGTAGTCCCAGCGCGATCGCCCATCAACAGGCTCGAACACATCGGATGACCACTGACCGCCGACCAGCGCATCGATCTGCGCGACCTCCATCGCTTCGATGCGCTGCTGCAACTGATCGGAGCACCGCGCAGTCAGCGTCCGCCCTACAGCGTCGAACGTCGGATCCGCGATGCGGCCGGTGAATCTCACCACGTCTGCGGTCACGCCCTCGGCAGTGGAAAGGTAGCGGATCGTGACCGCCCGCCCCACCCACGACGTTGGCGAAACCGGGTCAGTGCCGAGGTACAGCGTGAACGTAGCGGTGCCAGAGGCGCCTTCCTCGCGGTCGACTTCAACAGCCCCAACGAGGCTTGCCGTCCAATCCTCATCGTCGACGAGTAGGCGCAGGCGCCAGGCAAACGCCTGACCAGGCTTGATCTCGACAGGGCCATCTCCGCCGCCGGCCGTGCCGAATCCGTTCAGCGGGCCGGCGTTCAACGGCATGCCGTTCAGCAGCATGTCAAACCTCCTGCCAGTTCAGGGTCCATCCGTGCGCGGCGTTCATCGACGTCGACGGCGGGTCCGCGAACACGTTGAAGCGAGGCATGAACTGGACCATGTAGAGCGTCGCTGCCGGACGCTCTGTAACGGTCACGACCAGGCCTGCGCGCACGCATGGCGTCGGCACCCAGCGCCCCTCAACCAGCGCCAGCGCCCACGGCTCCTTGTCCGTGCGCGGCGCCTTGGGCAGCGCGAACGCCGGAGAGTCCTGGGCGATGCTGATCGGCTGGATCGCTTGCATCTCCAGTGATGATCGGTAGTCGAGCGCGTCGAGCCCGACCGGTACAAGGCCCGAGCCGGTCAACGTGCCGGAGAGCTTGCCGTCCCAGTGGGTCAACTTCACGCCAGCACCGTCGCTCATCCTGACGACCGTCGCACCGAACAAGGGCTCCATCGACTGATCCGGCGCGCCGGCTTCTGGCGGGATGGGTACTCCGCCGAGCGTAATAACCGGGTAATCCATGCCGTTCTCCTACGGACGGGCGGTGCGGCCTCGCTTGAGCGCCTGCAGCCGCAGAATGTCGTTTACCGATCGCTGATCCCCGAAGACCGAGACAGTCGAGCCACCGAACGACAGATCGATCCGTCCCAGGTTGGGGAGTTGCCCTGAGCTCGGCGCCGCTGTCGCGACCTCGGCGGCGGCCGGCGACAACCCGTCGAGACCGCGCATCCCGGCCAAGCGGCTGGCAAGCGCCGACACGCTGTTCGGGATCACCTTCTCCGCGCCACCGAACGCAACCAGTTCCGGACCTCGCTCGCCGACCCATGCAATGCCCGGCGCGGCGCTGTTGGTGCCGGTCGCGTAGCCGGGGAAACTGACCGGTGGCGTGGTGCCGCTCACGGCGGACATTTCGCCGGTGGGCACCAGTTGAACAGGGATCAGGACAGGCGTTTCAGACAGCGCTTGCAACTGTGCCTTGATCGCCTCGATCTCCTCCGGCGGAAGGTTGAACGAGATCTCGATGCCCTGGAGCGCGGTCGCCGCATCGGACAGCTCCGCGATCCGCGCGCGGATGCTGTCGAGCTTCGCGTCTGCCTGCGACTGCTGCAGATCGTTCGCGGCGAGTTCGATGGCCTGGAGCTCCTTAGCGAAGCCGGTGAACCCGTATGTGTTCTCTCCGGCCGCCTGCAGTTGCTGGAGCATTTCGAGCGCCTTCTGCGCCTGCGCCTGTGCCGTCTCGGCATCGCCCTTGCGCAGCGCCTGGGCGGCGGACTGCTTGAGGGTCTGCGCAGATGCATAGCTCGGGTCACCGCCGACGCCGGCTTGTAGCCCGGCAATCGCTTCGCTGTAGCGCTTCTCGATAGCCAGGCGATCCTTCCGAACTTTCTCAACCGCCGCCAGCGCGCCTTTCTCGGCCGCCTCCTGCTTCTTGAGAGAGTCCTGCACCGCCTTCAGCCGGCCGTCGCGCACTTGGCGCAGCGCTTCGGAGTACGCACGCTCCGACGAGAGCGCAGCTTGCTGCCGTGCGTCGTCGACCGCCTTGACCTGGGCGGCGGCTTCCTCGGCCGCCTTGCGCGCCTCCGCCGTCATGCCGGTCTGTTCTTCCAGCAACTGCTCGCGGTACTTCTTGAACGCTGCCAGGCGCTCGCTGATCTGCGTGTCAGACATGAACAAGTCGACCACGCCGAAGCCGTCGTCGGCGGCCTGCAACTTCTGGATCTCCTTGTTCACCCTGTCGAGCTCAGTGACGTTCCCGGTCACCCGTGCAGCCAGGTAGCCCAGATCCTCTCCGAAGCCGGAGAACAGCGAGCCACCTTGAGCCGCTGCGGCAGCCAGGCGAACCAGGGCGCTGGCCAGCGTGGTCAGGTTGCCCTGGATCGTCGGGTCGGCAAGTACCTCCTTCAGTTCCTTCAGCGACTCGATCAGCGGGCCGGTATCCGCCTGGCCGACGCCGCGGCGGATGGTGTCTTCGATCGCCGTCCATTCCTTCGAGACGGAGTCACCAAACGAGGCGAGTTCGCTCTGCAGCTTGGGCAACTGTCCGATCAGCGCGTCGGTAACCACTGCCGCCGTCAGCTTGCCCTCCGCCGCCAGCGCCTTAAGTGCCGAGGTCGGCACACCGATGCCATCGGCCAGAGCCTGCATCAGGCGTGGCGCCTGTTCGGCCACGCTGTTGAACTCGTCCCCGCGCAGCGCGCCAGCCCCCAGCGCCTGGCCGAACTGGATCACCCCGTTCTCTGCCTCGACCGCAGAGGCGCCCGACACGCGGAACGACGCCGACACAGCCTCGGTGACCTTGAGGATATCCTGCTGGGTGCGGCCCGCTTCCTTGAGCGGGCGACTGATCCGCCCGTACAGCGTAATCAGCGCCTCAACCGGCTGGCCGGTGTTGTAGGCGATGCGCTGCAACTCCTCGAGGGCGGTGTTGAACTCTTCCTGGGATCCGGTTGCCAGCCGCAGGCGGGCGTTCATTGCCTGGTAAGCGTCGGCGGTGTTCGCTACCGCCTTCACCCCGGCGGCCAGCGCGCTGAACGTGAGATAGCCTGCGAGCAGCTTGCCGCTTGCGGCCAACGCCTTGTTCGTCACGTTGAGGTCGCGGTTCACCTCGTTGAACATCTGCCGGGTGCGGTTCACCCCCTCGACGATCAGTTGCGTGGTCACTCTACCGGCCATGATCGAACTCCTGCAGGAACTGTTTAAACCCCTTCAGGGGCGCGCGTGCCGCGCGGCGAAGCAGCAGGTGGTCGCGCCGGTCTTGCTTGACCTGTTCGCCGACCTGCTCGAGGAACACCTCGATCTGTTGAAGCGTCATGCGCGAAACCTCGTCGAGACTGAAGCCCGCGCGAACCAGGCTGGTTACTGCTGCTGCCCAACCAGCGTTGCCAGCGTCGTCACTGCCGCTTGCTGGGCGCGGGCGAAAAAAGCGGCGTTGACCCGTATCACTTGCATGACGATCTGCATCGCCACGTCGACCGGTAGGCGCCAAACGCGCCAGCGGCTGAGGTTCGTGGTCCTGCGCAGGATCTTCCGCAGCTTGGCCGAACCGGTCTTGCCGAACTGCAGGATGGCGGGAACGGTGCCATCGCTCAGAACCTTGAGCAGGTCACTGGCGATATCCCCGAACAACTCGAAGTCAGCGAGGCGGACGTGCCGCACGATCACCGGCGCGCCGTTGACGTAGATGGTTTCAGGTTCGGGAAACAGAATTCCGAGGTCAGACATGGGCCACCCAAATGAAAAGGCCCGCCATCAGGGCGGGCCGGTTGATCTACGGCCATCAGGCCGCGTCGGTGTTCTGGATTTCCCAAGTCCAGATCGCGGCCTCGCCGACGTCGTAGATGTTCGGGTCGGATAGGAGGCGAATCTGCACAGGGATCACGCCGAACTCTGCGCCCTGGTTCAGAGGCAGGCCGCCGTTCAGGCTGATCCGCGCATAGAAACAGGTGATGCGTCGTTTCTCACCGTCGCCGGCTTCGTTGGTCTGCTCGAACATCACCCGGTAGAACTTGCGGCCGGTGGTGAACGGCTTCACCAGGTCGACAGTCGGGTAGGTGTAGCTGACCTCGATCGGCAAACGCTTCAACCCGCCATCCGGCGGAGCAGTGGTCGCGTTGATTGCGTCGGCCAGCGTGCCGCCCGGCAGAGGCCGGATGCCGCCGGGGGTGACGGCGTAGTCAACGCCACGCACATAGGTCGGCGTGCCGCCGGATCCGGTGACGCTGCTGACCTCGAGGGGAATGTGCGCAAGGCGGATAATTCGGTCGACGTAGGCGTCATGCACCTCGTCGGCGACAGTTCCCGATGGTACGCGCTCGACCGATCCATAGAGAATCGTGCCGGCGGCGCGAGGGGAGAAGTTGACGGCCTCGCCGTTGATGTTGATCGCCGTGGTCGACGTTACGCCATCGAGTTCGGGCAGACCGAGGCGCGTCGGGTCGGGGATGGTGATCTCGGTCGATTCCGGTTCGGCGCTGGTCGTCTGAAGCTTGAACAGCTCTTCGAACACGAAAGAGGGATAGGACGCGACCGAGGTAGGGCCGCGGAACAGTTGGGTGTAGAGCATCGTTTTCTCCTCGGCCTGGCCGATCAGTTGTAGGTTTCGACGTAGATCACGCCGATGGTTGCGGTCAGGGTGTGGAAGTTGCGACCAGCCTCGGCAAACTGCGCCACCGCCTCGTCGATATCCTCCACAAGCCCAGGGAACTTGCGCTCCGGCTGGTCTTCTCCGAAGCCAAGGGCGCGCAGAATGTCGACGTGGACGTCATCGAGTTCGTGTTCCTCCGCCGATCGCGGGAATACAACCTCGACTTCGAACGTGCGGAGCCTGGTCGCCTGGCGTACCGCCGTTCCGGTTCGCGCGTCGCTCGCGACTCGCACAAGGGCGTAAGGCCCGCTGGCTTTGTCGGGCACTCGATCTGTCGGCCCGTAAACTGCCCGCAGGTCCGTCAGGTAGCCGTTTATCGGGCGAATCTCGCCCAGGCGGGCCCGCAGGTCGCGTGTGACCTGGCTCGCTTTCGTTCGCATGGTTGGTTTTCCTCAGACGGCCTTTTCGAGCTCGCGGCGGATGCGCCGCTCGAACTCTTGGCGCAGAAACGCATTGGTCCAGCGGATGGTCTTCGCCGTAGTCAGCAGCCTGAACCAGTACGCCACCGACGGGCCTTGTGCTTCCTGCAGGGCGCGCCGATAGGTGTAGCTGGTGACATTGGGCGAACGACCCCGCGCCGTCCTGGCCCGCTGACTGCGGGTAGACAACGGCCGCTGCAGCCGCCCCGATGGGTTGACGAAGCCTGCGGCAACTTTCCGACCGTTCGGGCCGACGACATAAATCCTCGCCCGCGTCGAGTTGATTGGCTCGAAGATCCAGCGCCGGTATGCCGTGACGTTGACGCCAGACGACGACGGAATAAGCCTCGCGTTCATCCGACCCGCCCTCGCGCGCTTGATCACGATCCGACGGTTGGCGAAGGCACTGGTGAACGCGGGCCGCATCGGTTCGTTGTAGCGCTGCTTCCTCGTCTGCGTCGCCGTGGTATTCAGCGCGCCGCGCATCACTGGATCAACGCGCCGGCCGGCTTCCCGGAGGCGCGCTTGCGCCTGCTCGACGCCGACCAGCCTGATGGGCGCCCTCATTGCACACGCTCCAGCCAGAGCCCGCGGACAATGCCGTCGTCGGTGCCGTCGGCGTAGTCGACGACGTAGTAGCGCACTCGATCCACCTCAAGCAGATCGCCCACCTGCACCCTCCCCGTCTCGATCAGCGCAACCTCGGCGCGGATCCTGTAGGCCGTCGCCTGGCCGTTCTCGTCCAGCCAGGGCGCATCGTAGTTCAGAAACACCCGGCAGTTTCGCGGCGGCGCGCCATCTGGCCGGTATGTCGCCGGCTCGCCGATCAGCTCTGTTGCGGTGATCGCCAGTTCGGCCCGACGACCAGTGAAGTCGCGGGCGCTGTCGATGTGGAAGAGGCGCCCATCGGCGCGCAGGTAGCGTCCTTGCCGAATGCGCTCGTCCCACCAGGCCCGAACCTCAACCTTCGCCGGGTTCCGCAGCCCACCCGGAAACGGCGGCTCCGCGTTCTCCTTGGTCTGAATGCCGCACCAGATCCAGTCGATGCATCGCGGCGCCAGGTCTTCGTCAAGCACCAGCAGATCCGCCGGCGTGTCGAGCCGTCCTGCACGCATCGCTACCCCCTACTTCTCTTCGGCCTGGGTGGAACCCTTGGGCGATTTCGGAGGGGCTTTGCGCGACCTCAGGTCGAGGGCCTCGCCATTCGCTACCAGGCGCTCACCGTCCTCGGGCGTGGTGTCGAACGGCTCGCCAGGCTGGACCAGGCGGCCGGCGCGATAGAGCGGCTGTATCGCTTTGAATTGCATGTTGCTCTCCTTTCGGTTTGCCCTAGCGCAAGTTCATCCAGCGGTAGGGCTCCCAGAGGTATTGGGTGGCCATCGGAAGCTCCGACGTAATGGTTCCGATGACTGCTGACTCCCGGTTCGAATACCAGTGCGCGATCAGCATCAGCGCGCCGCGGCGGATCGATCCCGTCATGCGGATGGAGTTTCCGACGGGGTCCGGCAGCGGATCACCCGGAGCCAGCAAGGTCCGGTTGGTCCGAGCGTTGAACACCTCCACCGCATCCGTGATCAAGCCCTGGATGTACTCATCGTCCTGGGAGTGGCGAACCCGCAGATGCTCCTTCGCCACGCTCAGGTCAATCATCGTTCGGGACCAGCGCGAGGAGCGCTTCCTTGTTGGCCCCCTTGTCGAAGGGGATACCCTTCGCAGTCAGCAGGGCCTTCAGTTCCGCCATGGTCAGCTTCTTCAGGTCAGATCCGCCACTAGGACCGTCAACGAGAGTGGCGACCCCCAGGTGATCCACTGCCACCAGCGCGCAGCGGTCGGAAACCTCCTGCTCGCCGACGTCCACGGTTATGACAACGTTGCCGTCCGGAGAGAACGGGAACGCCTTTTCGACCAGAATCTTGGGCATTGCAGTGTCCTCCAAGGAGGGCCGGCCAGCGCCGGCCCTCCCACGTTACGCGGCCGAGAGGGTCAGCACCTTCACCGCCTGGGAGTCGACGAGCATGCCGCCGACGCGCTTGGTGGTGTAGAAGCCGACATAGGGCTTGTTGGTGTAGGGGTCGCGCAGAACGCGGGTGCCGATGCGGTCCACGATGGTATAGGCCCGCTTGAAGTCGCCGAAGGCGAGGGCATTCGCGTCAGCCGCGATATCCGGCATGTCCTCGTTCTCGGTAATGCCGTAGCCGAGCAGGCTGGACGGCTGGCCGACTTCCAGGCCAGGGCGCCACAGGTAGTTCCCCTCGTTGTCCTTGAGCTTGCGGACGTAGGCAACCGTCAGGTTGTTCATCATCCAGACGCCAGCACGGCGATAGCCAGCCTTGACCGCTTGCACCAAGTCGATGAGGTTGTCGCCGTTGAAGGCGCCGGCGTTGCCACTTACCAGTCGCTGCAGAGTGCCGTAAGGACGGGTCTTGTCGCCAGCCACGGCGAAGGGATAGGCCAACAGGCCCTTGGGCTTGTTGACGCCATCGCCCAGCAGGAATGCGGCGCCCTCCTTCTCGGAGAATTCCCGGCCGACTTCGCTGTTCAACCAGCCCTCAACATCGAAGAACATATCGTCGAGACTGGTCTGGGTAGCTTGCGGGTTGGCGTAGAGCTCGCCCATGACTGCGCTGATCTGCGCAAGGGTCGGGGTACTGGTTTCCGGACGTGGAGCAGTTTCGCCGACCCAACCAGAGCCGGCGCCGCCCAGGTTTGCCAGACGCTTGTAGTCCGGGGTGCCGACGAAGATCTGGTTGCACACCTGGCGCATCGGCGACTCGTCGCGCAGCAGCTCGATGATGTTGCGGTCGAGTTCCTCCGGGACAGCGTAGCCACCATCCGCATCGACACCGATCTGCAACGCCTTGGCCTGCAGTTCACCCAGACCGGTATCAATGCCCTTGCGCACGAACTGCATGAAGGCGGACTTGTGCTCGCTCGCGGCCTTGGTGCCGGTGCCATCCGGGCGCTTCATCCCGGCCAACTCCTTCTCCAGCGCCGACTTCATGTCGTCCAACTGGCCCAACTTCTCGTTGAGGGTTTCGACCTGCTCGACCAGCTTGCCCTTCTCGGCCTCCAGGGCCTCGACGCGCTTGTCGTTCTTCTGCTTGAACTCGTCGAACTTGGCGCCGAGTTCTTCGGCAACCTGTTTTACATCTTGGATATCAGCGGGCATGGGGTTCTCCTCACATGCGTTTAATCAGGGATTTCAGGGAGTCGAGCGCGGCGCCAGCATCCGCATCACGCGGGCAAGCAGCGCTGTAGCCTTTGGCCATGAAGGCCTTGGCCTGGGAGCCAGAGAACCCAACCTCGCGCAGGGCTCGCTCCACTTTGCTCGGCGGCGGCGTCTCGCCGCGCGCCAGCAGGGTTTTCACATCGGAGATACGGGCCTCATCGTTGGCCGGGAAAGTGACCAGAGATACCTCCCAGAGGTCGATAGCCTTCAGCAGCCAGATGCCCTTCTCCTTGTCGTACTCGTAGTCATCGAGCATGTAGCCGATCGATAGGCCGGAGAGGCTGCCGGCCTTCATGTGTGCATGAGCGCGCTTCGCGAGGGGGTCGTCATCGATCAACAGACGGCCCTTCACATACAAGCCGTTTTCGTCTTCGCGCATCTCTGTGTAGGGCCCGAGCGGCTCGGCGCTGTCGTGCTGCCAAAGCATCGCGGGCAAGCGCCCCTTTTCCTTCCAGCGAGCCAGCGAGGCCTCGAAGGCTCCTCGAACAACCACGTCGCCGTAGCTGTCGACGACGCCGAACACTGAGCCGTAGCCCTCGAACTCGCCGGTATCGCTGACTGCCTTCAGCGTCAGCGGCACATCAAGGCGTTGTTTTGTCAGCATCGAGTGCCTCCGGATTGGTGGTCATGTTGGTCGGGGTCAGGTAGATATCGCCGCCGGGGCGGGGATTGAGGTCTTCCAGTTCGCGGCAGTCGTTGGGGCTCAGAATCCCCCACTGGATCCCCTTGCCGTATGAGGTGTATCGCCCGTTGAGGTCGCCCCTCATCAGCGCGCCGGCATTGAACTTGGCGAAGTGGGTTTTCGCATCCTTCTCGCTCAGCAGCCCGACTCGGATGCGGGCCTCGATGCGCGTGAGGATCGGCACAAGCGAGTAGTTCACGAAGCTCATGCCCATGTGCTCGATATTGTTCAGCGTCATCTTGTCGAGGTTCGCCACCAGGTGAGGCGGGACGCGGAACAGACCGCACAACTGCGCCTCGGTCATCTTTCTCGACTCGATGAACTGCGTGTCCTGGGCGTTTAGGCTGATCGGCTTCCAATCAAGCCCCATCTCCAGAATCATGGGTTTGTAGGCGTTGGCCGTCCCCATGTGCTCGCCCTGGAACTGCGCGGACAGGCGTTCGAAGGCCTCATCGCTCAACGTTTGGTCCGTCTTCAGAACCCCGGAGGTCACCGCGCCGTTGGAGAACAGCTTGGCGGCGTGAGTTTCCATCGCCTGATTCAGGCCGATGACCTGGCGGGCATAGGCGATGGGGTTCAGCCCCGTTAGGCCATCAAGAGTGAACAGGCGGACGTGCCAGATTTCGTCCTGGGAAAGGGTATCGACGCCGCTCTTGAACGTGACGTCATACTCAACCGTCCAATCATCTTTCAGCTTCGGCTTCACCGCCGCCGGGTTGATCGGCAGCAGTTCCACCACGTTGCCGAGCGCCATGACCTTGTAGGCGTAGAAGTTGCCACGAAGACAAAGGCAGACCACCAGCAGTTCCCAGAACTCTTGCGCGGTCATGTACCCGTTCGGCGCCACTGCGAGCACGTCATACAGACGGTTGGACAAGGCCGGAATCCGCTCGCGCTCCGTCTGTTTGAAGAGCCGGCAAGGCAACATGCCAACCGACTCGGCCAACACCCGGACGCAGTTGAAAACAACGGTCTGTTGCATGGCCGTGGTGGTAGTGACCCGCTGCCCCGACTCCGTCTCATACGCAACACCCAGCACCTGCGCCAGCTTTTCGGGCGTATCGATGATCAACGGGTCGGAGCCCTTGCCGAACCATCGGCCCAGCTTCTTCAAAATTCCCATCAGAGCTTCCTGATACCGTGTTTCACGATGTGGTCGGAGAGGGTTTCTTCCGGCGGCTCCTGCGCAACGACACGCCCGATCGCCATGATCAGCGCCACAGCACCGTCGATCTTGTTGTCCTCGCCTTGCTTGATCGGGCGAACGACGTCGTCATTGCCCGGCAGGAACTTCCCGATCACGTTCCCTATGCACCAGGTCATGATCGGGTTGCCGTCGTGGTGGAACCGGCCTGAGGCGATGGCCGCTTCGAGCTCCTTCATGGGGGAACTCATGTTGGTGTAGTTCTGGGTGATGACCACTGGGGTCAGCCCTTCGTCGTCCAGTTCGTGGCTTATGCCAGTCGCGCCGAACGGGTCAATCGGACTCTCGCGAACAGGGTTAGCCTCGTTCGCTTCCAGCGCTTCGGCGAGGATTTCGCGGTAGTCCACCTCTGCGCCGGCGGTGGCGTACAGGTGGCCGGTGTTGAGCCAGGCCTGGAACCGCTCGGCCATCCGCTTGTTGTCTTCGTCGTAGACCCGATCCTCTGGCACCCAGAAGCGAGGCGAAACGCAGTAGTAGTGCCGCCGGCCGTCGATATCCCTCCAGAACAACCGCGCCATGCTGTTCATGTCGAGCTTGCGCGCCAGGTCGAAGGCCAGGACACACTCCTCTCCAGCGAACTGCTCCAGCGTGAGCGACTTGTCCTCGCAGGCCTTCCACAAGGCCATGTTGAAGAACCCAGTCTTCGCCGAAACCCAGATGTTCAGGTGCTTCGTCTTGAAGGTGTTCGTGAACCGCGCCGAGCGGATGGCGCGAGCCAACTGGCTCTCCAGATACTCCCGATAAACCGATACGCCGATGTTCGGGTTCGCCTTGGCGAGATTCTTCGGGTCCGTCCAGTCGTCCCCCTCGTCGAGGGTCCAGATCCAAGCGAACAGTTCGTCGTCCGGCACCACGCCCGACAACATCTCGATCGCCTGGCGGCGCTTGTCGTAGCACGGTCCCTCGATGTTCGCGCCGGCCGTGGTGATGATGAACATCAGCGGTTGTCGGCGAGCGCCCATGCCGGTCAGCATCGTGTCGTACTGGCCAGAGTTGTCGTGCTCGTGGAACTCGTCGATCAGCGAACAGGACGGGGAGGAGCCATCACCAGGGTCACCGATGATCGGTTCGAACCGTCCGCCATCGGCGGGGGTATTCATGTTCGAGGCATTCACCTCGATGCCGGCGGCGGCGATCAGCAGTTCCGAGCGCTTCACCATCAACCGCGCGGGCCGGAAAACCTCCCATGCCTGCTTCTCGGTGGTAGCGCCGCTGTAGACCTCGGCACCGAACTCGCCATCCGCGACGAACATCGAGATTCCGGTGCCAGCGGCAATCACCGACTTGCCGTTCTTCCGCGGTACCTCCCAGTAGCTTTCACGGAACCGGCGAAAGCCATCAGCCTTTTTCTTCCAGCCGAAGGTCACAGCCAGGCCAAACAACTGCCAGGCCTCAAGCGAGATTGTCAGTTGGAGGCGCGCCCATTCCCCCTTCGTGTGGGGAAGAAGCTGGATCAGCTTCAGCTTCTTCTCAGCGGCTTCGGCGTCGAAGTAGAACGGATAGTCCCGACTCCGGCTCTTCTTCAGGTCGGAGAAATGCCGCTCGATCGCCTGGTGGATATACAGGCAGGCGGGTACCTTCCCCTTCAGGACGGTCTTCGCCCAAGCCATCGCCTTGTCGACGTTAGCGCAGGCGGCCTTTGCCATTGCTTACCTCAGTAGTTCAGCGAAGGGATTCGCCTCCGGCTTCTTGTTGCCTCCGATGAGCCGGGTCCGGCTGGAGGGATCCAGGCCGAGCAGCGAGCCAAACGTCACCATCTGGCGCATCGCTTCGTTGGCGGCGGTGAGCGCGGGGTTCTTCATCGGGCTGCCTTGAGCACTCGTTACTGTGATTCCCGAGCTCTGCACTTCCTCCTCAGCCATGCGCCACTTGTCGTACGCGACGCAGAACGCCTCGACGTTGTGCATGTCGGTAATGGCCAGCACGCCCGCACCGAGTAACTCCGGCACGATCATCGACCACATCTCCGCAGCGCGAGGCCGAAGGTGGCCCGGCGCATCGATATCGGTCACATCCGAAAACTTGGGTTCGTCCTTGTTCAGCGCCCGTTTGCCGGGGTTTCCGGCGAGCGCCTTCTTGGCTGTCGGCTTGGGCTTCCGGCCCCGGCCGGCCACTCTGGCGACGCCTGCCATCGGGCAACTCCTGATTTTTTAATTTCGCGGGCGCGTAAATCCGGTTCCCCCCGTCGTTCGGGAGGTTGGCCGCCAGAACTTTCAGCCACCCCCCTCCCCTGGGCGTTTCAATGCACCAATTCGGGGCATCCTCGGGGCGCCAGGATCCGCACCGTTCTCGATCCGTCCAACGCGCTCGCCTACGCGGTTGTGGCACGCCCGACACAGGGCGCGCAGGTTCGACCAGACCAGGCTCAGCTCGGGGTGAGTCTTGCGCGCCTTGATGTGGTCGGTGATCTGGCTCGGAGCTTCGTCACACTCCTCGCAGATCGGGTGCAGCCGTCGATATCGAGCGGAGAGCCGCTTCCAGCGCTCGGTCTTGTAGAACCCATCGGATTCATCCCGACACTGGTTGTAGCGAGCGTGAACTGCCTGCAGGTGCTTCTCCCGCTGCTGCTGAGCCAGCACCGCATGCTTCTCGCAGTGCGAGCCCTGTCGGATCAGCACATTGCATCCTGGGTACGCGCAGGGCTTAGCCGGTCGTCTCGGCATGGTTCACTCCTGTCGCTCGATGCAGTCCAGCACCTGCACCGCGCATGCTGTCAATGCAGCCTCAACGGCATCGATCGCCGCGGTTGCATCCTCACCGTTCGCCAGCGGCGGGCGACCTGGTAGCCGACACGGCGTCAGCGGGCACTTGGCCTGCTGCGCGGTAGGCGCTGGGGTCAGTGGTTTCGGGGCGGGCGTACATCCGGCCAAGGACAGCAGGGATGCCAGCACGCAGCCAGTCGCGAACAGCCTGGTCATTCTCTTTCAACTCCCGTAACGCCGCAGCGTGGCGCGTACCCTGTATCTCCAAGGCCTGGCCAAGCTGGCGGGTTTGCCGTTCGATCTCGGCGACGCGGCCGAGCTGGCGTTGCTGTTCAGCGAGAACGCCGGCCTGCAGATCGATCATCTGCTGATTGCGGTCACGCTCCTGCGCCGCGACGTCAGCACGCTCCCGCTCTGCGGTCACTTGCAGACTCAGGCGGTCCATCCGCCACATCATCCCCATCGCAACGAGCGCGACGATCAACCATGGAACCCACCTCATCACGCACCCGCCAGCGCTGCGCGCGCCCATTCAAGGCGAGCCGCACGGTCCTCTGCGCCGTTGTGGCCGCCGTTGATCTTCAGTGTGATTCGCTCGAATCGGCCTTGGTCAGCCAGGTCGTTTAAACCCCGCGACTTCCACCACCACCCCGAGGCGATAGCTGCCCAGGTCCGTTGCTCCAGCAGTTCCGGCTGCGCTACCAGTGGCAGCGCCAGGGCGCGGGCGGCTTCGGCGTAGTTGTCGTAGCCGGTGATCATGATCAGGCCGCGTCCCCGGTATCGATACCCATCGCCCGTGGCCGGCGACCCGTTGCCCATCCGGTTTGCGTAGACGCGGTTGGCGATGCGCTCGGGCTGGCGTGCGTACTGCTTCGCCTCGGTCGGCGTGAACCGCTTCGGCCAGGTCTTGAGCAAGCCCTCGGCGGAGTAGTTCAGATTCTCCACCAGGCGCTTGAGGCTCTGGCTTTCGTGCCCGACCTGAGCCAGGAACATCGCCACCCGCCCAGCCGTGTTGATCTCGAACCGAGCCATGGCGCCGTTGATGTGCTCGACCCAAGTCGAGGCAGTAGCGGCACCGCAGCCGGTAGCGCGGTCGAGTTGATCGGCGGTGATCTTCATTCGCCAGCCCCCCGGCGCGGAAACTTCCAGTCGGCGATCCGATCAGCGAACTCGGCGATCTTCTTCACACCCAGGAAACCGGTGAACACCCCGGCAGCAGTAGCCATGTTCTGCGGAAGGCCAAACCACTCAAGGACAGGAATCAGGCCCAAGGTGATCAGGGTGCAGAGCGTTGCCTCGAGCAGCGCCTGGCGCCGCGTTCCACCGCCGTAGATCACCCGGGTCAGCGCGACCACAAAGGACAGGCCGGCGGCGTACAGCTGCGGATAGTGCGCAGACAGCCACGCCAGCAGCGCAGCCCACGTGATGGGGTCTTTGTCGGGCATTTTCATGGTCTCGAATCCCCTCGGCGGGGCGGAAATGAAAAAGCCCAGCGCGAGGGCTGGGCCAGGAATGGGTGCGGGTCTTTCCCCGCAGTCCGAACAGGCCGCCCCGCGGAGTCGAGGTCATGAGGCGCCTGTTCTGCCGGTGTTTTCCCGTAACACTGCACCGCCGGCTGACAGTGTCCAGGCCCCGTTAGGCCGCCCTGGCTGCGGTTTGCTGCCGCTACGCAGAAACAAAAAGCCCCGCACGACGGCGGGGCTTATGTGGAGTCTGAAATTAGTTTTTGTGGCCTGATTGGTACGAACCTTGGACACACCCGTTTCGGTCAAACGATACGGTGGTTTGATCGACGTACTTGTCATTCCAGTATGTGACAGCACCCGCGCCGCCTGTGCTGCCGTTCCGGTTCACCTTCCCATAGATGCTTTCCACATCCTCCCTGGACATGCCGGGAACCACCTTTCCTTGTACTTTGGCCTTGCGCAGGTCCCGCTCGGACAGGCCAGTCGAGCAGGTAACACTTGGCCCCGACCCTCCAACAACTGTCACGCCACCACCCGCTACTCCTGATGCCTGAGTGCCGCCTCGATAGGTTCGCCCTGCCGACGGCTTGGGTTTTGCCATCACCGCCGAAGCGCCGGTACCGCTCGGGCGCTGGTTCGTGGCTGACACAACATCGTCCAGCGCCTGATTGGCCGGGCAGTTCTGCTGCGTGAACGTGACCTTTCCGTCTGGTCCAACGCACTTGAAGACCGTCGCGGCCTGGGAAGAACAGGCGACCATTGCTAAAGCGAGAACGGGAAAAATCCGTTTCATGGGGTAATTCTCCGTAGGAACTACCTCACACTTTAGCACCAGACAACAGGCTCTAGAACGCTGGAAGGCAACAGAACATGACAGAAGGAAAGGCAACAAAAAACCCGGCGCGGAGGCCGGGTTTCGGTGTCGATCTGGCTTAGCGCGCACGGATCAACAGATGTGGGTAAATTACGCCCATCCGATCACATCCGTCAAGCCACATCGAGCAGTTTCTCCCGATCCAGTATTTCAGTCACATGCACCAGAGCCTCCTCCTCAAGCTGCTCGAGTTGCTTGCGGATATCACGGCGCCACCTGTTGCGGGTTGAGTCAGGACGAGCCTCGGTATCCCACTGGTTCATGTCGTAATACTCATCGGACAGGATCAGCAGATCGGTGGAGCGCTTCCCCTCCTTCCCCTTCATCTTCGGAATTGCCCAGGCGGAGACGGCCCTGGTCAAGAACAGGTGCGGCGCCGGGGTCTGGATGCGCGGAACCAAGCGCCCTATCGCCTGAAGTCGACGGCCGTTATTCGTCGAGTAGCGAGCATGCAGCACGTCCCACTCGCCCGGCGAAAGCTCCCGGTGCAGCAGGGCGTGCAGAATGCAATCGAACTCGAACTGGTCCTGAGCAGAAAGCAGAGCCCGAAAGCCGCCGTCGACCTTTCTGTCGATGAGCCTCTGCCAGCTCTGTTTCGCCGTGTTGTCGATGGCATCGGCCGCCAGAACGCGAACGATCGCCGGCATCACATCGCGGTATACCCCAGTCATGCAGCCCCCTTCGGCGTGCCGTTCAGGCCGAACAGATCACCCAGCAGCGTTTCCACCGCCGCGCCCTTCGCATTGCCGTCCAGCAACCAGAGCCGGCCATAGTCGTGAAAACCCAGAGTGCCGCGGTCGCCGTGCCAGTTGGCGATCATGACCAACAGCGCAGCCAAGGCAGCAGCACCGCCCACCTTGACCTGCGCCAGCTCCTGGCCGGCCACCTTGAGAAACTCCCGCTCCAGCCTGGTCATGACCTTGCGGGGTGCCATCGGTTGTACGTTGCTCATGCTGCTTGCTCCCGCGCGCCCTCGTAGTGGACCCAGTTCCGGGCCTTGTGAGTGCTCGCACTGAAATACTGGTTGGATGCCTTGTCGAACCACAGGTCCAAGATGCCTTCATCTCCGGTGAGGCGCTGCTTGCTGATGATCAGGCGCACATCGCTCTGGTCCTTGTAGTCGTCTCCCTTGGCCATCTCTTTGCGCTTGTTCCGCCAGACCGTGCACACGTTGTCGGCTAGGTCGGTGAGGATGGCGCCACCGCGAACGTCGAGCTTGCCCGGGGGCTTACCCTCGTCGTCAGCCTTCCGCGGGTGGGCGACCAGATGGACGTGGACGTTCATCTCGTGAGCGAACCCCACCAACGCCTCCATGGCCTGCTTCTGGCCGTTGTAGTCATCCTCGGCCATGCCGAGCTTCGCCAGGCTGTCGACGATGAAGTGGTTCACCCCGTACCGGCGCGCGGCATACCGAAAGTCCTCGAGCATTTCGCCCGTCTTCGCGGTGCCCAACTGGTCGTAGATCCATAGCTTGCCGTCGAGCCAGTCGAGAATCGCGTCGATGTAGCCCCTCGAAGGACAAGACATCCCGGAGGCCTGCCGGACCATCCGCTGAAGCGTTCGCCGCGCCGGCATCTCCATCGAGGCGATGCAGAACCGGTCTTGGCTGCCCTTGCGGTTCATGCCGTGGAAGGCCAGGTAGTTCAGCAACTGCGACTTCCCGTGTCCGCTCCAGCCGGTCCAGATCGTGACCTCCGAGGGCCGGAAGCGGATCTTGTTGGCGTAGGCGCTCCAGGGCAGCTCCATGCCGATAGTTTCCGGGTTCTGGTCGTAGAACTCAGCCTTGACCTCCTCCGAGTAGGAGCTCACCGACCTCAGGCGCTCCGGGTCGAAGTTCTTCGCCTTGGCGTAGCACTCCGCAATGTCGTCGGCGCTGTAGTACAGGGCATCCAGGGCTTCGTTGAAGTCCTTGCAACCCAGTTTCACCAGGCGACACCGATCACGCCCAAGGCGCCGAACGATCTCCTCGGTCGCCTGGTGGCCAGGTTCGTCGTCGTCAAGGCACAGGTAGATCACGTCGAAGCGCTGCAGGTTGTCGAACTCGTACTCGATCCAGCGTTGCTTGCCGTCCTTGCCGCCACCGAAGGGCACTGACAGCGCCGGGCGCCCGTACTGCCAGGCGGTCATCGCGTCGATCTCGCCCTCGGTTATCGTCACCTCCCGGATACCGTCCGGGATGGCCTGCCAGCCGAACAGGCAAGGTTCGGTATCCGACGACGTGGTGATTTTCTTCTTGCCGCCAGGACGTTCCACGCCGAGTTTCTTCCAGTGGATCAGCGAGCCATTGCGCAGGTACGGAAACACGATGTTCTGCCCGTCCTCGGCGATCTTGAACGCCTTGATGGTCTCCTCGGTCAGTCCACGGCCCTTCAGGTACGCCATCACCACCGAGTCCACCTTCGGCGTCGAGCACCTTGGCTTGTCCGGTCGCTGGTATGACTTCCGGCTCTCGACCGGCCGGATGAGCTTGGGCTCCTGCACGCCGAGGTAGCCCCTCGCTTCGCTCAGCGCCGTCGCCATGTCGCAGTTGCGCGCCAGCCGCCAGAGGTCCAGCAGGTCGCCAGACTCACCGGTGGCGAAGTCGCACCACACGCCAGCCTTCTCGCCGACGAGGTGAACCCCCAGACTCTTGCCCTTCTCGCCCGATGCATCGCCAGCACGCCACTCGGCGCCCTCCCGCTTGCCGCCAGGCAGCAGGTGCCGTGCAACATCGGCAGCGCGATCAGCGAGGCGCTTGGAAATATCCGACGGGGTCAGCATGCGCCCTCCCCGTCCGGCAAACGCTCAAGGGTGCTGAAGTCGTGGGTCCGAGTGGACAGCACCGTGTCCGTCATCTGCGGGTGCCAGAACTCGTGATCCTCGAGCTGGTAGCCCCTGGGCGGGATGAACGGGTAGCGCTTGCTGCCCACCGCCGGCTTCCGCGGAGTTGCAGATGGTGCGCTCTCCTTGCGCACCCAGTTGCGCCAGGTCGCCAGCCAATCGACCTTCGTGGCCCCCTTGCCGGCAGCCGAGCACCAGTAGTCCCTGAAGCCCTCCCCAACCTTACGCATGTCCGCCTCGCTGAACTCCGGGCGCTCAGTCAGCGCCCAATCCAGCCAGTCATCCGGCAAGGCCCAGTCTTCCGGCAAGCGGGAAGCACGCTTGGGCTTTTCCGTCGGTTGATCATCCCCGGCCTCAGGGGAAGGGCGACGCTGTTGCGGCGCCTGCTCTTGATCTTTTAAATATCCCTGTCCCTGTCCCTGTCCCTGTCCCTGTCTGTTGCGATCACTACCCGATTCGGGGTCGATTTGGGGTGTGATCGGGGGGCGATCACTACCCGATTCGGGTGGCGATCCCGTGGCAAGAGTTATTACACCCTTCTTCTTCAAGGTGCGCGATTGCGGGGCGATGCTTTTTAAAGCAGCAACCGCCTCGACCAGTTGCCCCTGAAGCCCGCTGATATCTACCTCCACACCCCAGCGACGAGCATTACCGGTGGCGCCCGAGATGGCATTCAGCAGCTTCTCAACCCAAGACTCCAGCGCCTTCTCAGCAACAACTGGATGGTACAGACGACCATCGCTGCACTTGACCCAGCCGCGAAGTACATGGGCCTTCACCTTGTCCCAACGAGCGCACTGGGACAGGTGTGCGAGCATCCGATCATTGTCGGGAACGCTGGCGGCCGGAACCTGGTGCCAACTGGCAAGCCAGAGAGTCATAGCAGCGGCGCGCTCGTCCCCAGAACCAAGCACCCAAGTCTCGGAAGTAAGCAATCGCTGAACGTCCAGTGGCATGAATGCGAATGTCGAGAGGTCGCAGTCAGTTGGGGTCAACGGCTCCGGCAGAGGGTGTAATGCATCAGGCGAGACCGAACTCATTCGCGCCCCCTTCTCAGCCGCTCAAGGTATCCCGGGCTGTGCAGTGGCTGCTCGAACCACAGCGGGTTACGTCGATCAACCTGTCCTGGGTTTCGGGCCTCCACGGCCATATCACTGTCCCATGTCGACCATGCCTCGCCATCTCCCTCAATAGCTGTGATCAGGTCTATCAGTTTGGAACAGAAGAAGCTCCTATCCGGCGAAAACCGGCTTTCGGAAAACATCTCTTCAATACGCCCCAGATAGACTTCTGGTTCCTCTACCTCCGCGTAGTAGGCCACCTCGTAATCATGAGGGGCAGCGGGCGAACTAGAGAGTTCCTCGGCAACCTTGTGCGGGGAACCATGGCTCCAACCAAGCAAGTACACACCAGGCATGATTGGGCAGTGCAGGACGAAAACAAAACCGAAATCTCTACTCATTCGCTCAACTCCCGTGCTTGAAGCAACTTCTCCATGAGCCGCTCAGCCAATACTTCATCGATATCTTCCGGGCGCCAGCCGCACAGCCGCTTCACCAACACCATCAGGGCGAAGCGCGCCTTGATGATCTCGAACTGGATATCGGCGATGTTTAGGGCAACCTCGGCTACTACAGGGGGATCGAACTGGCCCAGCAGCTCGAAGGCAGTGTCGATTGAGCACCAGATCTTGTAGGCAACCTGGTCGCTGCCGAACTGCTCGAAGGACTGCTCGTTGAGCATCACGGGATCGGACTGGTGGGCGACCTTGCTCATGCCAAGCCCTCCCTCTCCAGGCGCTGCACCAAGGTCCGCATCTTGCGCTTGAGGTGGGTGGTCAGGTTGCGCCTGCTGCGGAACTCAACGATAGGCAGGGCGTGGCGGTGAATCTGGATGGTGTTGGTCATGGCTCAGTTCACCCTATGGACTTTGAGGGTGTTCGGCTTGAGGCCCAGCTCTTCGGCTTTGCGCTTCGCCTCTTCGGGATCAATGCCCAGCCGCTTGGCCATCCCTTCCAGTTCGTAAACGGGCTCTCCGTCGTCGGTATAGCCATCCGGAACGGCAGGCATCAGCCCCATCTGCACAGCCATGTCGTGCATTTCCTGGCGGAACGACTCCGGGGCTGCGTCGTACATGCGCTGAAACGCAGTTGCGGCTTCTGGGGTATGCGACAAGCCGGACTTGCACATGCTGGTGTAGAGGCGGCCAGCGGCTAGAAACTCAGGAGTCACCTGCTCGGTGGTATTGCGCTTGCTTTTCTTGCTCATGACTTCACCTTCGGAGCCAGCCGGAACCGGCCCGGGAAATAGGGATGGGTGGCTTGGGTCTCGGTAACCCGCTCGCACTCGCTGACGAAGCGCTTGAAGACCGCAGTGATATCGCTGGTCGCCCAGACCGCGTACTGGCTGCCCTGGGCGTTCTCGTGGCCGTTGCGGACCATGCCCCAGGGCTTAGGGCTGATAGGCATCTGCCGAACCACTGCGTCCACCACGGTGGCCGACAGGCCATAACGGTCATTGATCACCTCACGGATGCGGGTGATCGGCATGCAGTTCTGCGGGCAGTGGTCCCAGACGCGGGATTCGGACAGGTCGTCGACCCGCTGCTCGACGCGCTCGATAGCGACCTGGTGCTGGGCCTGCTGTTGCTCGATCTGCTGCTGCCGACGCTCGAGTTGGACCTGCAACTGGGCATGCGCGAGCAACTGCTCGGCCTGAGTCATCGGAGGCCGCCGAGACTTCAGCTTGGCCAATACGCTTCGGCGAACCGACTTAGATTCGCGCATCCCGACCAGCATGCACTGGTCAAGGGTCAGGTCGTAGGTGGCGACCTGGTTGCCGTGGAAGGGGGTGTAATATTTTTGCACCCCCTCAAGCTCATCGCCCAACTCGTCTTCGACACGAGCGAGAAACTGATCGTTTCTGATCTTCGGTTCGCCAGCAGCCAAGCGAGCCTCGTTGACCATGTCCCGCAGTTCGATGGTGGTCATGGTGGCGGCCTGGCCGCCAATTGAGGTCAGGCCAGTCATGTCGAAGCCCTCGTAATAGCCGCATCTATTGCATCGGCTACGCCTGCATCCAGGTAGTGGTTCACCCGATCTACCAGGCCCTGGTCTTCCACTCGGTCTAGACTGCTTCCGGCAAACTGGGCGGACACCTTGAGCCAGTTGAATATCTCGCCCATGAACCCCGCGAACTGGCCGCGTTTGACAGTTTCCTCTTGCTCGTCCGAAGGGGCTTTGGTGATCAAATCGCGCACCATGCTCCTGAGCACCTCGCAAGCCATCCAGTCGTCCACATCCCGGACATACTTCAGATAGATGTGCGCGATACTCTTGCCGGCCTCGAGACCGGTGAGGTAGCTACCAGTCAAAGGAACATCCCACATTGAGTAGCGACCATGGTCCTTGCCTACGAAGGGCAAGCGCTGCCAAGTTTCCTTGGCGCGCGGGTGGAGAGATATCCCCTGTGGCTTCTTGCCTCGACGAGGGCGTTTTGCATCAGACACAGAGCTCATGCCGGCACCTCCAGCTCGGTCAGCAGTTGGATCAAGTCCTCGCCAGCCAGCCCGGCGATGGTGATAATCGACAGATGGATCGCATCCACCTGGTCGGCGGTCAGGCGCGGGCCCGGCTCGAAACCTTCGAAAGCCAAGTCTTCGCGAACTGCGGTAGCCAAGTCCTGGATGGCGCCGATGTAGCTGTAGAGCTGGTCACCGAGCGCTTTCGCTCCGATGCGGCTAGTCATTGGACACCTCCCCACCCTCCAGGGCCGCACGGACCAGGGCAGTGGCTGTCTCGGCCGCATGAAGAAGTAGGGCTACGCGACGACTAACACTCGGCTCGTCGAGGATGTCGAGGAGCCCGCCTTGAATCGCGTCGAGCAGGCCGACTGCGCTGTCCAGTGCGAGGTCGGCATCAATGTCATCCATCACGCACAGGACATTCGTTTTCTGATCTCCCGTCGAAAGATCGACCGGCGCAGTCGCCCGGAAGCTGATACCCATAGTGGCCCTCATTGCTGAGCCTCCTTCTGCCGGTTGATTCGCTCAGAACAGACCTGTTCGAACTCCGCCAACTGGAAGATGGCACCGCCAACCTCCTCCAAGAACCATCCGAGACGCTCGGCGGTTTCCTGACCGATCTCGCCTTCAGCACTGGTAAGCGCCAGCAGCTTCCCGACTGCGGCGACACCAAGCGCCATGTTCTGAGCCGCATGGCGAGCCGTACCACGGTCCAACTTGATGGAGCGGATCTGCTTATCGGTCAGAACTTCATCGGGGACCCGGGAGCACTGATTGCTGAGCAGTGTCGCGAGGTTCATTGGCGGCGCTCCTTTGCATTGAGCGCAGCGGCGATTTCCGCCTCCTCCGCGGGCAGAGGGATGGCGGCATCCACCAGCGCCTTTGCCGCATCACTCAGGTACGCCAGCGCGTGGTAGCCATTGCCATCCATGGGGCTACCCTCGACGAGGGAGATGAGGATGTCGCTGAGTCCGGCCAGAATGACGCTGGCCTCGTCCAAGGCTTCCCGCTTGGAAAGTCCGGGGTTGACCTTGAAGAAGCTGTTCTCCGGGTCAATAGGGCGAGCTCGTTCATGCCACACCTCCCGCTGCATCCAAGCCGCGCACGCAGCTACTGTGCATCGCCGCCACCACCTCGGTGAGCAGCGCGATAGCTTCCGCCTCGGAGTCGCTCATAGGGTGATCGATATCCCTGGCCATGCGCCTGAGCAAAGCGCAGAGAGCGTTGAGCGACTCCTCGTAACGTTGCATTACCTCTACGATGGGAACCCCCTCGCAGACCTGGAGCGCACAGAGCCCGCTGGGGGTCAGGAGAAATCCAACCTCCTCAGTGGTCACTGACTGTTGCGCCTGGCTTGACGTTTTGATATTTTTGAGTTGCATGTTGATGTCTCCCTCGAGACAAAGAAGTACCTAGGCAGTCGCTCCAACGACTACCGACTAAAGGCCTCGCGAAAGCGGGGCTTTTGCTGTCTGGAGACAGGGAATTCCTATCCTCCACACATCTGAAAAGCGCAGCCCAGATCAGGGCGGCTTTGAGGAAGGGGCGCGAGCGCGCGTATCAGACTTTTTCAAAGTGCAAGCTCCCGAATTTCGTTGAACGGCGCAGACAGCCTGCACCCGTTTAGAAATATCCCAAGCGCCCATGTAAACGAAGGCCCTGAAGAGGCCCTGCCGATGGTCACCATGACCAGACTCCGCACAGGAACGCTCATAGGAATAGTGGGTTGCCAGTGCCCCTTTTTTGGGCGCGTCACCCCGGGCTTGTGGGCAGAGCTTCCACCAGCAGGGAGCTCCTGGGCTTTTAACCGGGTTTAATGATTCGGACCGTGGCGGTTTAGCATGCGAAACTGATCCGTTTGCCAGGCCTCGAGATAGCCCTCGGTCGGGCACCGCAAACCGAATGCTCATGGCGCCACCTCGGCACTGGATGCCTGCACAGGTACGTTGGTACGCTGCAAAATAGTTCCGTTGGGATTATTATCGGAATCAAGGACATCACTTTCCTGTCGGCGCGATGATGGGAAGGGGCGCTCCTCAACTGCGCGAATTGATCCATCGCCCTCTTGGATGACATAGATTGCGCGCCCCATACGGATCGCTTTACTGAGGGCCCCTTGCGTCATCCCAAGGCATTTCGCCGTCCAGGCGTGACGCTTGCGGGCAAATACAGATAGAGGAATGCGTTCCACAGGCTTGTCCAAGCTGGTCTTCTGCCTTGGATAGTGCCAGCGGGATTTTTTCAAATCAATCCTTGCGGGATTATTTTTTCGAGATCGCAAATGAAGAAGAAGCCGCTGCCTCCAGAGAAACAGGCGGAATGCGCCGCCCTGAAAGCCATTTACCAACAGAAGCGGCACGAACTGGGCCTCACCCAAGAAGGAATAGCCCGCAGGCTTGGCATAACGCAGGGGTCACTGAGTCACTACCTGAATGGCCGGAACGCCTTGAATGCCGAATTCGCCGTCAAGATAGCCGAGTTACTCCAGGTCGCAGTGGGGAGCTTCAGCCCAAGGCTGGAGGAAGAAATCACACGAATGATAATGGCCCTCCCCGCCAAAGGCCGGCGTCAAGAGAGAGAGGCCAGTAACGTCACGCTCGCACTCCAGCCACATAGATCGCCTCGGAGGTACCCCGTAATCAGTTGGGTAGCTGCAGGAGAAAGGGCTGAGTCACCTGATCTCCACCCGCCGGGTGTAGCGGACGAATGGCTGCCATCTACCGAAAACGCGGGGGCAAATGGTTACTGGCTGATTATTCTTGGAGACTCAATGTCCTCCCCAACCCCGCCCAGCTTCCCGCCGGGAACGCCGATTCTCGTGCAGCCAGAAGGGTTCGACCTGATCAGCGGAAAATACTATGTGGCCAAGCACTCGGATGGCGAAACCACGTTCAAGCAGTACGTCTACGACGCAGGGGTCAAGTACTTGGTCCCGCTGAACAAGGCCTACAGGACACTGGAGATGGATGACGACTGGGAGATCATTGGTCGGGTGATAGATGCAAAAGTACCCGGCCTATAAAAAATAATCCCGCAAGGATTGACACGAAATAATCCCGCCAGCACTATTAGCTCCAAGAGTAGGCATTGGAGCTAACCCCCATGGCAGCAATCACATTCGGAAACTGGAGTGGACGCACCGACTCAGAGCTTGCTGCTCGAGAGGTTCAATGCCTGCTTGCAGTAGCCGGTGGCTGCACCGACAAACAGGCCGCCCTTTCCCTCGGGGTATCACCTCGCACCGTGAAAGGCGCAATTGAGCGCGCAATGCACAAGCTCAACGCCTACCGCAGGCCGGCTCTAGTAGCTGAAGCCATGCGCCGCGGGCTTATCTCACCCGCCGTGATCGCCCTCGCCTTCCTCGTCGCCGGTCAGCCACTGCTCAACGATGACCACATGATGCGCAGCCGTCGTGGCGGCGAAAGGAAGATCGAAACTCGTCTGACTGCTCGCCGCGATGGCGTGGCCTGGGTGGCGTGATCATGGCCTGGGACAGAAACGATCCTCTCAACATCCTGGCGCTGCAGCTCGACGGTGAACTGCGCGCAGCGGCCGACTTTTGCCATGGCTACAACGGGCCGGCACAGCGCGCTTTCGCCCGGCACATCCAGGGCCTGGGCAAGACGCTCGACGAGCTTACCGTGGCAGACCTGAAGGCGGCGGCCGCATTTGCGGACGCAGAACTGAACGACCTGCAACAGAGAGGGCTGATCTGACGCAGCGGCGAGCGCTTCAGGTGGAGTGCTGTCCGGTGCGAAGGCATCACGTGGCTTGGCCGGGTTTGGCCTGGCGTGGCAGAGAACGGCTTGGCTTGGCGTGGCAGGGGCTGGAAACCCAGCGTACAGCCGCTTCGACTGAGGCGGTTGTGCGGTGGATACCTGCAGATGGGTAAAACCGGCAAATCGCCGGTTTGAATCGCGGAGAACGAGATGAACTTGACCCTTGTTCACAGTCGGGACTATGCTCGGCCCGTCACTGCAAATTCAGTGGCCGGGTTTGGCGACCCGACAGGCTATGGCGCGACAGCGCCAACCCAACATCAGGCGCTTTTTTTGTGCCTGCCGTTTGGGCGTGCACCGGCTACCCGGTGTCTCTCTATGGCAGATCGCGTGGGGAGACCTTCGGGTCTGCCGGGTTCCATAGCCCCGGTTCGCCAACCCCGCGCGGTCTGCCACCCTATTCCGTTTGGCGACGGTCGGTGGCAGCTCCCTAATCAGCTATGGAGTTCCCCCACAATGGCAAGCCCTACCCAAGTTGCGCCCGAAGCATTCGACCTGGCCGCCAAGGCCTACGATTCCATCGAGCTCGCCGTCAGCACCCTCTACGACCTGTCCGCCATCTTCCGGGCGATCTACCAGGCCGAACAGTTCCCGTCCCACAACAAGCGCCTGGCCGGTGTTGGCCAGTATTTGGCCGACGACTGGGGAAGTCTGCTCGATGGCCAGGTAGGCGAGTTGAAAGCAATGCTCGAAGCCACTCGCGAAAGGAGGGCTGCAGCATGAGCCTGATCACCACAACCAACGCCGTCACCATGTCGAGCCGCGAGATTGCCGAATTGACTGGAAAGCGCCATGACAACGTCATTGCCGATATTCGCAAGATGCTCCTTGAGCTCGGATATCAGATCGACGCCGACGGAAGATCTCCTGACTTTTCAGGAGATGTCCCGGACGCTTATGGGCGGCTCCAGCATTGCTTCAATCTGCCCCGCCGCGAGGTCGAAATCCTCCTGACGGGCTACAGCATTCCGCTCCGCGCGAAATGCCTGGATCGACTGCACGAGTTGGAGGCACGGGCCAAGCAAACGCTCCCGGCCCTCCCCGGTGACTACATCCAGGCACTGGAGCACCTACTGGAATCCAAGCGCTCTGAGCAGAAGGCCATCGAAGAGCGCGACCACGCCATCGCCACCAAGGCAGAGATCGGTTCCCGGCGAGAGGCCACTGCAATGGCATCGGCTTCAGCCGCCGTCCGCGAGGCACGTCGTCTTGCAGATGAACTCGGGCGTGGTACCCGGCAGGCGACGGTCAAGGCAGTAGAGAACCTCACCAAGACTCAATTCGACCCGCAGGCCTGGCGCAAATTGCGTGCATGGTGCGATTCCCACGGAGTCCAGCCCAACTATGTCGAAGACCCTCTCTATGGCCGTGTCCGGGCGTGGCCTGCGGATGCCTGGAAGGAGGTGTACGACATCGACCTGGACGGACTGTTCGGTTATCACCAACACCGGATCACCGAAGGGGGTGCAAGTTCGGCATGCCCCTGACGCACCAATAAACCCATAACCCAACCGATTTTGGCAAAGCCACAAATGCCGGCGGGCCCTTGCTCGCCCTGGAGAAACTATGAAACGAGCAGCCGTTGTAACCGAACTGCCGGCCAGCACCAGCCGGGACATGGACAAGTTCGTTGTCCGACTGCCGGACGGACTGAGGGCCGAGGTGGAAGCTGAAGCCAAGCGAGACTCGCGCAGCATGAACTCCCTGATCGTCGTTGCCCTGCGCGAGTACCTGCATGGTCAGCAACAGAAGCGGGCTCTGCTCAATGCGTTGACCAAGGCAGCAGGGAGCAACTGATCATGAACTCCATCACTATCGTTCTCCGCTCGGGCATGGGCATGCAGATCGACTCGGTACGCCCATACCTGCGGAATGGAATGCCCATAGCAATCGGGCGCGCAGGTGCGGTTATCTCGCACTTTGCTGACGGGGACGCACACCTGGCGCTCCGCACCATCGCCGAGTTCCCCTGTCCCGAACAAGACAACCTGCCGGCGGCGAACATGCGACAGATCGCACTGGCGGCGCTGAGCGGGGCTGGAGCGAGTTCGGAGCCGGGCAATCCTGGCGGCGAACCTGTATCCGGACCGGGTAATGCCGGCGAGCGACCCCACCCCGCGCCGGGATCGGGCGACAGCAAACTGGCCGAAAGCCTCCAAACTCTGGTGCGCTGGCTTGATCGCGTGGCAATCGAGGACGGCTACGTCGGCGTGCCGGTGATCGAGGCCGTCGAGGTGGTGGTCACCGAGATGAAGCGCCAGCAACAACCAGTCGATCCGGCCTTCTGCCGCTGCAACCACTGGTTCGCCGGGGACAGCGTCGAAGCGGCCTTCATTCGCCAGCATGGCCAGTGCCAGGACTGCGTCGAGATGGACCAGATGCTGGAGCGGGAAGTGCAGGCCGAGAACGCCAAGCGCTACCTGTGGCTGCGCAACACGGCTCTCTACGCATCGGACCTGGCCCGCGAGGTCAATCGCATGGACAAGAGCGTCGTCAACCTTCTCCCGCGGGACAAGGACGGCAACCTCCTGGTAGAGGCTGATCTGGACGAGGCCATCGATGCTGCCATGGCGAAATGGTCGGCCGAGGTTCTGTGCGCAGGCGTTGACGTCGCTACCGACCGTGTGGAACTGGCCATTCACAATTGGACCGCGCCGGCGGAAGGCGGTGACGCATGAGCATCACCCTCAAGGGCCATGCCCTCAACCAGCGCCAGCTCGACGCTATCACCCCGGTAATGAACGACCTGATTCAGGGCCGGGTTGACCTGGCAAGTTTCGATGATGCCTGCGTCAAAGCCCTGGATAACGCCGGCTGCCCGCTGGGCTACGACACCAGCATGCCCGGTACCGGCAGCACCATCGAGGAGCGGGCCGCGAGATGGCTGAGGGACGGTCAAGTGGGAGCGTCTTCGCGGGCCATCCACGATCACATGCTCGGTCTGCCCATGGAACGCCATCACGCGGCCTATCCCCATGACCCGGATGATCTGAATCGCTGCCTGCTTCTGCTGAACCTGATCCCTGAATGGGCGCCACGCATCCGCGAGATGGCCCAGCACAGCCAGGAGTGGGCCGCACTGGCGAGCAGTTGGGGAAAGCTCACCAACCTTTTCCTGCAAGAAGCTGGGCTGGACTGGCAACGCAGCAGGGGAGCCCCCGAAACCTACGCGGCGATGCGACTCCTACTGGGTGATGCATGAGAAAAGCACTGACCGCCATCGCACTCGTCGCGCTGTTTGGCCTGGCTGCGGTTGCCGCCGGCACCGCGCTCCAGCCGTTCAAGACCCTGTTCATCTGGGAGGTATGCCGGTGATGAGAGGCTCCGACATTCCACCACCACCAGGGTATCGCCCTACCCCGCTCGCCACCCTCGGCCAGCAGTTGGTCCGCCTGGGCCAGGCGATGCAGAACCCCAACACCAAGCTCGGCGAGTTGACCGAACTGGTCCAGGCCTGCGGCGTCGACTTGCGGATCTGCGACACGAACAAGGAGAGCCGGTCATGAAGGGCGCAACGTTGCACCGGCTGATCGATATCTACGCCGACAGTCGCCGTAACCTGCGCGTCCGTTTGGCGGCCCTCCGGATGTTCGTCCGCGCGGTGCATGCCGATCGCAACACCAGCTTCGCCGAGTATCGCCAGGTGTGTCGGAGGCTCCTCAAGGGCATACCGTTCACCGAGCAGGCGCTTGAGCGCGAGCGAGCGGCATATCTGGATCGCACCAGAGCTGCGAGACAAGCCATGGAGGAGAGCGGTGCCTGGCTTATCGGAAACTCAGCAATGATCGAGCAGGCCCTGTCGTTTGACGACCTGTGCGATCTCCTGGGGGTGAATCATGCCCACCGTGCCGAGGCCGCCGAGGTCTGCGCGGGCGACGCCGGAGTCGTTGGCGGCCTGCTCTGGATTGGTGGGGAGTTCGAGGACAGCGCAGACCACAAGAGTGGCCGCTCCAACCGAGGGAACACGGGGCCCCTTACCGCAGCGGTCCAGAACCTGTTTCAGAAGTTCTTGCTTGAAAACCCGTCGGCAATCCCCGATCCGTTCGCCCCGGGCGGGCCCTTTTACGGAGTCCCGCGTCAGGAAATGGCGCCGAACGGCACTGTGCAGATTCGGCGGCCCGCACTCACCGTCCACAGCCAGGACGGATCGATCCGCACGGTTGAGCGAAAGCCGGAGGTGATTGGTGAGTAGGCAGATGACCGCGCGCCGGCTGACCCGGGCCGAGATGAACCACCTGCGCCGCCTGATCGGTTGGGTTCGTTGCGAGGTAGGAGCAGAGCCAGAGGAAATCGTCACTACCGCCAAAGAGGCTCTCGACCACTTCCAATGCGTGACGGAGGACGGCAAGCAGCGGCTGCTCGAGCACTACCAAAAGTCAGTAGCCGTACCGAATTACATCCGCGCTGCGCTCAAGGCCCTGGAGAAGGTGTGCCTGGAAGAACCGGCCGAGGTGGTTGACGGTGAGTTGGTTGCCCGCAGGCGGCACGAAGCACCGCAACGCCTGGCCGTAGCGCGCAACGAAGAGGAGATAGGGAATGGGAAGCTCTACTAGCCCCGTATCCGAGTTCCTGTCCGAAGAGGAAGTCGCCGAGCTGACTGGGCGCGAGTACCCGAGCAAGCAGATCGAGTGGCTGAACAGGTACGGCTGGAAGTACGCCGTGACCGCGGCGAACCGCCCGATAGTTGGGCGCGTATATGCCCGCCTGAAGCTGGCCGGAGTGAAGCCGACGATGGAAGCAACCGAGAAGTGGAGCCTGGACCTGTCCAGGGTTAGATGATGAGACCGCGGAGCAACAAGAACCGGGGCCTTCCGCCTCGCATGATCAAGCGTACCCGGACAATGAAGTCAGGAAAGGTCTGGGTCGGCTACTACTACGACGGGCGGGATGCTGAGGGGAGGCGCAGGGAGATCCCGCTGGGCACGGACTTGGATGAGGCTCGGGAGAAGTGGGCGAAGCTGGAGAGAAAGGCCGTGCCGCCAACCACTCGGACCGTCGGCGATCTGTTACGCAGGTTCGAGCGGGACGTGGTTCCGACGAAGGCGCCGAAGACCCAGAAAGAGTATTCGAAGATGATCCGCCAACTGCTGGGCGCCTTTGACGAAGCCCCGGTAGAGGACATTACGCCGAGCACCATCGCCCAGTACCGAGACGCCAGGACGGCCAAGGTGCGAGCGAATAGAGAGATCACCCTGCTTTCCTTCGCCTACAACATGGCCAGGGAGTGGGGCATCACCAGCATGGAAAACCCCTGTCGCGGGGTGAAGAAGAACAAGGAGCAGCCGCGCGATGTGTACGTCACGGACGAGGTGTGGAAGGCGCTCTACGAGAAAGCCCCGGACGATCTGCGGGTGACGATGGACCTCGCGTATTTGACAGGCCAACGCCCGGCTGACGTGAGGAAGCTGCGCAAGAGCGACGTTTCCGGGGACTACCTGCTGGTGGGGCAGAACAAGACGTCGCGCAAGCTCCGGATACGGCTCCGCCGCGCCGACGGGCAGATGACGCAGCTCGGCCGCCTGATCGAGTCGATCACCTCCGACTCTCCGGCGCTGGTCACCAACGAGAAGGGCCAGCCGATGACAGAGAAGATGCTTCGCACCAGGTTCGATACCGCACGTAAGGCTGCGGCCGAGGAGGCGATCAAGGCGGGTGACCAAGACTTGGCCAGGGAGATCATGCAGTTCCAGTTCCGGGACATTCGCCCCAAGGCGGCCTCCGATATCGAGAGCCTGGCCGACGCCTCAGACCTGCTCGGACACACGACTCAAGAGATCACGAAACGCGTCTACCGTCGGATCGGGAAGGCCGTGAACCCCGTTAGATAGGCATGAATTGCGGAAACGAATACAAAATTTGCGGAAGCGATCAGCCTTAAGCTACTGATGCACATAGAAAATCAAACATAAGGCAGAAGATCACCGGACCGCCGCCTCGGGCGGTTCGGGAATGCAGCGACGCATCTACCGCCTCAATGAGGGAGCAGATAGGCGTAATAGCGCTTGAAGGTCAGGGCTGCACGATTCATGCGCGGCACTCTACGCGCCTGTGCCGGGCTGTCAAGACTGGAAAGCGCCTCGACACGAACCGAAGCACTTCCCCGCAACAGAAGCGCAGCCTGGGAAAGTTTGCCCGCCAGTTATCCGCACAAATTTATGACGCCGGTTTCTCTACTTTGAAAAACAACGCAAGACCGGACATGGACTTCAATAACTCGACCGGAAGAAACCTATCAGCAAGGCAGTTGAATTTTTTCCGAAAGCAATAATTCGATACTTTTCTGGATTGGCGCATCATCTCGTAAAAATAGCGAACCGCTTCCCAGTACCCACGAATATCAATGGGTCAGCAATATCCAGATGCTTATCGCGGCATTCGAAAAAACATCGACCAATTCCACTGACAGAATATCGGCGTCATTTGCCTAGCATGGATATTCCAAGTTCACCCTATCAACTTCCCAGATTGACACTCTCGCCGGCAGATCAGTAATTTTCAGCGACCAGCCGGCAAAGTACTTTTCCAGAGCGGCTGGCAACCGATAGTCACTCTATCTTCGCAAACCGATGTTTATGCGAGAGGGCCGGCTATCGCTCAAAACTTGATTGATGAAGGAATAGCGCCATGCAACTCGCCACACTTCAGGAACTGAGCTTCGATGAAATCGACCAGGTATCGGGCGCCGGACTCTTCAGCTTCGTCGGCGATGCCATCGTCGATGTGGTCAAGGTGTCCAACGACCTGCTCAACACGTCGGTCATCTCTTCGGTCGGCAAGGTGTTCAACGCCGTCGGCCTGACCCCCATCCATCAACTGGCCGACACCCTCGGCTACGGCGTGTTCAAGGGCGTCGCCGCGGTCGGCGGCCTGCTCGGCGGCGACACCAGCCGCATCGATTACCACTACGACACCGAGTGGACCTGA